TTTCGTTTTCTTTATAAGCCTCTCTAAAATGTATTGGATATAAATAGTTTTCACTATTACCACTAACATCTAAAGATGTTAAACTACCTGTATTTGAACCAGTTGCTGGTATATGGTCGTCCCACTTAAGTTCTATCTTTGGAGAATATATCGTATTGGTTTGTCTTGAGAAAAACTTAACATCTTCAAAACTACTACTCGTTGTTTCTCTGCTACCAGAAAATCTTAGTAATAAACCATAGTTACTATTTGTTCCATTAAACCATTTATCAACGATAGAAGTTATATCCATATTAATATCAGGTGACTCGGATGAAAAAGATTGAGTGACTTCATCTCCAGCTATGTAAGTTCCGCCAGGTGTTGTCCATTCTATTTCAGAGGCACCATCATAATTCTGTCTATATTTCCAACTACACCCTTCTATTGTTTTTGGAACATCTAATTCTTTTCCTGTACCCTCGTCCCATGATTCAGAAAGTGGGTAAGCAGCAATAGTGTAATCTTCACTTAAACCACTTGTACCTTCTGTCTCATATAATCTCAAATTTAACTTGTAAGTATTTGGTAAAACTGAAGAACTGATGTAACTCTCTATTTTACTTGCATCAAATTGTAAAAGAACACGAGTTGGATATGCAAATTCTCTATCAAAGAAAACTTTCTTTAACTCAAGAATCTCATCTTGTCCTGTGTTCTTATCTTTAAAATCTTCGCCCGTAATGTCATTTGAACCACTACTAATAAAGGCATCTTTAGTTGTAAAAAAATATCTATGCATTATATCACTTTTCCATATATGTCTTGGTTAGGGTTTCTTAACTCAAATACTGCTGGAGTAACAGATGGTCTATATATACCATCTTGTAAGGCATTATCAAAATTATATTCAAATCCATATCTACTATCGTTACCCACATACACATCACCATCTGCCTGATAGTAATATAATTTTCTACCACTAGCGTAAGAGTCATTTCCATTCTGAAATAACTTTAATTCTTTAATACCAATAACACCATCTATTCCTAATATTCTATATTCTAAATCATTCATGTTAATTGATTGTCTGAATTGCATTGTGTCTACTTTAAAAAATTCTTTTATGATACTAATGACTTTTAACTTTACTTCTGTTGGGTTAAATCTTCGGTCATAATTCACAACAAACCTAACTCCAAAATTTATTTTGTAACCAGAAAACAATGTGTCTTGTAAATTAAATCCAAAATCAAGTTGGTCGTTTATCATTCTAAAATGATTAATGTAAGTAGCTAGATTTTGTAAAACAAGTTGTGGTGTCTGTACGAGTTGTTTGTCTTGATTGTAAGATAAAGTAGACACTAAAAGAGTACCACCATCTAATCTTTCAACATAACATTTAGCTATACTACCAAACTTTTGTGGTAAAGATAATATCCTAGCAGTATAATCTTCTTTGGTAACACAACGAAGTTGAGAAGCAAAGAAAGCAGAAGCATTGTTCCGTATCTCGTCTACGGATTGACCATCCGTACCACCAACACTTGGTTCGTCATTCGTTACAGTTATACTCACACCAGCTGGTGGGTTATTTACACTTGTAAGTTCACCGACTTGAATATTAGAATCAGCTCCACCACCTACTCTATATGTAAATGTTAATGTGGTGTTTGTTGGAGTCTCACCCAAGTTTAAATTATTTGCAGTAGTAGAACCTATCGCGCCAGGTATATCAGCAAGGTTAGTTCCATTTATGGTCACACCAGCTTGTTCAACTGGATCTACTTGTGAGCCAGAATTACTAAATCTAAATAATCCATTTCCAAATTGTACCTTATATGTCTGTGAATCTTCATCAAATTTAGTTGTAAATTTTTTATTTGTTTTTATATACTCAGCAACATATGGAATCGGAATTGGTGATAAGTCATCAGTAGCTGTGCCTTGGTCATATGCACTACTTCTAAGTCCTGAGATTGTATCACTTGAAGAATCACTATAATGAGTTTGTTTCAATACTTTTTCTTGTGCTAAATAATCAACCTCGTACCATTTTTGTCCTGATGAATCTATACAATTCAAAATTTCAACAACATCATCATCACCTAAATCTAATTCTAAAAATTTAGTTGGACTTGTCAAAGTAAAAGATTTAGTTTTAGTTTTAGCTGAGACAGCACGAACATATCTCGTTAAGGTATAAGAACTAGCTTCACCATTGTCGTCAAGTGATGGTGCACTTATTTTAGGATCGCCTGAACCACTTGATGTGAAATCTATTTCACCAGTCGTTTCAAAAACAACTTCAGAGTCTACATTCGAAGCTATCTGTAAACCACTATCTATTGAAGATGGAGCTTCTCCGTAAAGTGGAGCTCCACTTGTACTATCGGCATTAATAGTTGTTTCTACTTTTAATCTAACAACAGATGGTGTTTTATTTGGAGTTTTATATCCAAGAAACTCAGCCAATCTACGAATGTTTCTTTTCTCTGTTGCTGTTGCTAATAGATTTTCTTTGTAGTTATAATCTATGTAATATGAAAGTACATCACCCACATAACTTGATAACTCTATCAACATCATACCAGGAGATGTTTCATTAAAGTCTTTATATGTATCAGGAAAATAAGACTTAGTATATTCGATTAAATCTTTTTTAATCGTACTAAAATCTTTACTTGTATAATTAATGTTTGTTGGTAATATTTTTTGTTTTTCTAAATACGCCATTAGTATACTCCACCAGTTTCTTGTGTTGCTGAATCACCAGCTCCTAAACCACTAAATGAAACTTGAACACTATCTAAAGAATTAGGTGCTCTTTTTATATTAAAATCTATCTTAATATCTACTTGACTTAAATCGTCTCTACGACTTACTTGAATGTCTCTTAACTCTACAAATGGTAACCACCTTTGAAATGTATCTACAATATTATTTTCTATTCGTATTGTTAAATCTTCGTCCATCTGTTCAAATAAAAGTGACCTTAAATTCATACCTAAGTTTGGTTGAAAAACTCGTTCACCTCTTTCAGTTTGTAAAAGTAATCTGATATTATTTTTCACAGCTTCGATTGTAGTTTTTGTAGCTTTAAAATATCCATCACCATTACCAACTCTACCAAAAGGAAAGTCAATTCCTACGGATACTCTTGTATCTTGGTCTTCTACAAATCTATCTTTTCTTCTATCAAGTATTGCCATTGTTATTCCTATTACATTTCATTATAAGGTTTTGGTAATCCATGATTCGCAACTTGGTCTTCTCTAAGTGTAACCATTGATGCATCAGATTTATCTTTAGCATCTAAACTTCCATTCTCTGCTTTACCATCCTTATCAACATCAGCAGTTGTTTCTATTATAAATCCAGTTGAACTTGCAAGATTAATAGCTGATGTCGGTGGAACTGCAGTAGCTGGTAATAAAGGTCCTGCAGCCGTGCCACCTACCACAAGAACTGGTGAGAGTGGATTTCCACTTACTGTACTTTGTAAAACAGGTGCACTTAATTTATCAACTCTAAAAGTTTGAGATGTTATAAAATCTATTATTGCCATCGTTAAATCTTCAGCCAAAGTATCCACTTTCTCTTGACCAGCAGCTGATATTTCAAAATCAGGAGCTGGATTATCAGGTGTTAGATTTTTTAGAAATGCTTCTTTTATTTGTGTTTTAAGAGCCATTTTTAAACCTTGCTTTTTCTTCTACTTTTTGCATTACTTGTGAATAATCTTTGTTAAGAGCATTTGATAAGAAATCAGGAAGTCCTTCAGTATTATCAGTTACCGATTTGACTTCTGGCTCTTCATTTATTTTTTTCCAATCACCAGCAGCTGCTGTCTCAGCAAGGATATCATTCAATACATTATCTCCTGTAATCACAGGACTCTGTGGTGGTGGTGTCGGTGTAGGAACTTTAGATTGAACTTTTGTTTTTTTACTTGGCAACGAGTTAAGTTGTGTCGTCCTATCTTCAACTATACTATTAGATCTACTATTATCTAACACTTCATTTAACTTTTTTTCAAGTACAGAAAATTTATAATCTAATTCTTCTCTTATAATTTCTCTTATTAACTTCTTAAATATATTAACCTTCATTTTATCTCCTGTTAATTTCTATGAAATGATGTTTACTTAAAAATGTTGTGTCACCATCTTTAAATATTCCAGATTCTTCGTCTTTTTCTCTTTCTTGTAATCTTGTTAAATGTGTAGTTATATCATCTACAGCCTCAACTAAAGTTGTTGATAATTGTAAAGGTGCACCTGTTGAATCTACTAATGGTAATGGTACACCTTGTACAAGAGCATGTGCATTTTTTATTATATTCATCATATCTTGTAATACTTTTCTTAACTCTTCCCCTAACACCATAGGTTCAGTTTTAGTTTTAGATTGCTTCCCTAAATAAATATTCTGAGATTCAATAACTGAGAATCCTTTATTAGTAATAGTTACATTTCTTCCAGCACCAAAGTTCATGTTACGAAAAGCTGACATTGTTAAATCATTTTTCTGTGCATCAAATGTTATCCTATCAGAAAACATTATTATTTGGTCAAACTCTGTTTGTAAATTAGGACTTTCTTGTAATTTACCATATTCTATATTAAATACATCCTCTCTTGGTTCTCCTATCTCATCGTTACCAAAATTTATACGATAGCCAGGATATTGACCTTCTTCTATGTTTTGATACTCTTCCCCTATTCTCCTATCACTTGACAATATCGAATAACCATTAAAAAACTGATTAATTGAACCAATTGATAATAAACCAATTACTGAGCCGTTATTAAATATTGTGTCATTATCTTCATCAACGGCAACTCTGTTAATGGTACTATTATTTTTTATAGTAATATAAGGATTAATAAATCTACTTCCTATTTGTATAGAATTATTATGTCTACCCTCAATTGATACATCAGAATACCTTGATTCTAATTCAATTTGAGATCCTTCTTCACCAACTCCAATGCCATAAGGATGGTCTAACTCATATATTTTTTGTTTCGTTACCTTTTCTACTTTTATTTTTTTATAATCTGAATTATATCCATTTTCATCTTCTCTTCTATTATCAAGTTCGAGGTCTTTTGTCAAACTAACATTTACATCTGGATTATAAAAAGTGTCTGGTGTATAATTAGGATTATTAGTTGTATTTAGAGGACCTAAATAAAAATAATCATATCCTATTTTTGTATAAATAACACTATCCCCTCGCGCAACAGAATCAGAAAATCCTCTTAGAAGAGGTTTACAAGGTATAGAATTTTTTAAAAAACCACTTGGTAATGTGCCTTCAAAAGTTGGTTTAACAAGAATCATCTGACTTACACTTATTGGTACAGTAGTAACATTTACTTCGGCAGTTGTTAAATCATCTCTATCATTTATGACTTGTTCCACATGCCCATGATGAAAACTAAATTCAGGTAAAACAGTCGAGTCAGAATTAGCTACACCTATCTCATTTACTATTTGTGGATCTAGTCTAATGTGATGTGCCATTATGTATCACCGTACTTCTGTCTTATTTCGGACATATCAACGATGTCATCTTTCTTTTTCTGTAA